CAACCCACGACTGCAACACAAAGACATAGCCCGCATGATGGTCAATCGGGGGTTCAACGCAGCCTCTATAGGTTCGCTGCTCACGCAAATGCTTAACTGCAAAATGATTACGCGAGACGACAACGGGCGCTACACGGCACTGCAAGCAGAGTACACGCCGATCAAATCAAGCACGAAGTCAAAGACCAAAAAGAAAGTCGCTGTCACCGCAACCAAGAAACCCAACGCTGGCATTGCCGCGCTGGACACGCAGGATACTGTGGCCAAGAAGGTGTTGGTATTACAGAAGCCTACCCCCAGTGCTCCTGTCTTTGACCCAGAGCAACTACTATCAACTCTTTCTTTCTCGCAGGTTATGGCGCTGTACAAAAAAATTAAGGCCATGGTGGGAGAGGCATGATGCGCTTCTGGGTCTATGATGACGAGGGGGTTTTGTTTCGCAAGTTCCATGATCGGCATGAGGCAGAGAAGTTTGTACAGCCGGGCTGGCGGCTTGTGACAAAACCCAAAGAAAAAGAAGTTAAACCAACCGAAGACACACATGGGAGGGCACTGTGGTAAGACCCACACTAAGAGAACTGGCCGACTATCTTGAGGATAACGCCCGCAGCGAGAAGGACAATGAAGCAGCCGCTGCGTTGCGTAAGTACTCCACGCTATCCAAGGTAGCGCACGAGATGGTGACAGCCAAGACGCATGAGCACAGCAAGGCTGCGTACTTGGAGATGATGGACTTGATAAAGGGGAAGGCAGAATGAAAAACTTTACGATGGGGTTAGGGGAACAACGTAAACAAAACGCCCTGACTTCGCGCAAACCGTTGCGCACTGCTAGAGAAATGGCCGAAGAGTTGGGGCTGACCCGACAGACGTTAGCAGCATACATAGGTCATTACGACGGCCCAGCGCCTGTGTTCATCAATGGCACATCCCGTAACAGAAACAGAAACACATGGTATGACCCAGAAAAGATACGAGACTGGTGGGAAGCGGTGCAACCTAAGATAAAACACACTAAAGAAACCGCAATAGATAAACGCAGAAAGGAACCAGCACCGACCACAACACGTGCATTTTTAGCGCAACAATGGTTACGTGAACACGGTCCTGCTACACAACGACAGCTTGTGGAAGCAGGGTTTATCAACATGTCCGCTGGCATGTTACTAAAAATGATTGTGTTCGGTGCGTTAATAAAAGAAAAGCAGAACGGGCGGGTAACTTATACCGCTACGGACAAAGACTATTTGAAACTAAATGGGCGTAGTCACTACGACACCCCAACTCAAATACAAGGAAAAACAAATGAGTGAGATTCGCACAGCACGACAAAACATCGTTGACTTCATCGAAAGAAATAAAGCAGTCATGGGCGGTATCGATGTCGTCCTCATGCAAGACGGTCGGGAGGTTGACTTGAACAACATGACTGACGAAGAAGCCGCCGAAGTCGCAGACATGCTGATGGGTGTGGGTACGCCAACGCGCTTGGGCGCACTGGCCAAATGAAGGCGGCCCAAGCCGCAGCCGTGGGGTTCTATGTTGTCGTGGCGGCCATCAATCTTTATTTCTTGTGGTACGCCATCACAACACCCCCACCGCCGATAAGACACAACATCTGCACCATTGCCGAGATCAGTCCGGACATTACACCGGAGGAGCGTCAGCGTTGCAGACAAATGAGAGGGCATAAGCTATGAAAGAGGGAGTTAAATATGACACAGGCAAAGTGCGTTGGTCGTTGGTGCCGGAGGGCGTAATGGAAGAGTACATCAAGGTGCTGGAGTTCGGTGCCAACAAGTACGCGCCAGACAACTGGAAACACGTGCCACAAGCGACAACCCGGTACTACGACGCTGCCATGCGGCACATCGATGCTTGGTGGCGCGGGGAGATGGATGACCCAGAGACAGGGATGCCGCACTTGGCTCACGCTATGTGTTGCATTACATTTTTAATGTGGCTTGAAGCCGAAGCCAACAAGGAGTTCTGATGCAGTGCCCATCGTGCAGCAGCACTAAGATTTTGACATACGACACACGGCGTATCGAGGACAAGGTGGTGCGTAAGCGCCGGTGTATTAGTTGCGAGGAGCGGTTCTACACGCTCGAGCAGCACATGTCTGAAGAAGAACTAGAAGAAGTCCAAGAACTAAAGAGAAAGCAAATTGTCCATGACACCCGAAGCAAAAGTCAAAGCGAAGGTGAGAAAGCTGCTTGATGAGCTTCGCATCTATTACTTCTTCCCTGCCACGCATGGTTACGGTAGGTCTGGGGTGCCTGACATAATCGGGTGCTTCATGGGTTTGTTCGTAGCCATTGAGTGCAAGGCAGGGAAGGGGAAGCTGACCGGGCTGCAAGAGTTAGAGCTAACCAAGATAAAAGCAGCGGGGGGTTTTACTTTCGTTGCCCGTGAAGACAACATAGACGAACTGAAAGGATTACTGACATGTCTGATCCAAGAGCTTTTGCCAAGCGATTAGAAGAAATGAGTGAAGATGACCGGGAACATTTTAAGAACCTGATCGAAGTACTCTCGCGTTGCTATGGCAAAGATGCGGCGCAGGGGGTAGTCATAATCTCGCTGCCGGGCAGTCCGGTCAATGAAGTCGTGTCAATGAACTGCGACGACATGGAAGCGCATAACTTAATTAAGTCCGTAGAAGACTACTTTGTGTTTATCAACACAATGGATGCACCACCAAAGGAGAAATTTAATTGAGTAAACCATACGAACGACTCATCGTTCTGGATTTCGAGACCGCATGGGGGCGGGCAGTTAAGCTGGGGTTCTCGTGTCAGACGAATGAGGAGTACTTGCGTGACCCACGCTTTAAAGCATGGGGCTTGTGTTGGAAAGACTATGGTGATCCGCTGCCCGCCACATGGGTACGCGGCAAGGACATCGCAGACTGGGCTAAAGATATTGACTGGAGCAAGACCGCCATCATTGCTCAGAACGCGCTGTTCGACGTGTCCATACTGGCGTGGATATACGGACACCATCCGGCATTCATCTTCGACACGCTCTCCATGGGCCGCGCTGTGCGTGGTGTCGAGGCTGGCAACAGTCTGAAGAAGATGGCAGAGGACTTCGGTCTGCCGGACAAGGGGCATGGCTTGGCATCGTCAGAGAACTATCTGGACGAGTTACCGTTCCATGTGGAGCAGGAGTTGGCGGACTACTGCCGCCATGATGTGTTCCTGTGCGAAGAAATCTTTAAGCGTTTGGTTGACGGCTACCCTGCGTCCGAATTACGGCTGATCGACATGACACTGAAGATGTATACCCAGCCGCGCTTGGTATTAGATCAAGCGCTTTTGTTTCAAGCCATTGAAGAAGAAAGGACAATACGTGAAGAACTTTTGGCGCGACTTAACGTGGACGATGCAACGCTGGCGAGCAACCCTAAATTCGCGGATCTTCTGGTTTCGTTGGGATGCGTTGTTCCATACAAGAAGAGTAAGACGACAGGTAAGCAGACGCTTGCACTTGCTAAAAATGACGCTCTGTTCCAAGCGCTACTGCACGGAGCCAACGAAGATGTCCGACTCCTATGCGAAGCACGACTGCGAGTTAAATCTACAACTGAGCGCACACGAGCGCAAAGATTCTTAGACATATCCAATCGTGGCCCACTGCCTGTGCCCCTCGCCTACTACGGTGCGGGTACTGGGCGGTGGACTGCATCCAAGGGGAGCGCCATCAACATGCAGAACTTGAAGCGGGCGTCTGAAGAAAAGCGCTCGTTGCTGCGTGAGGCCATCATGGCTCCAGAAGGCCATGTGGTGGTGGCCGGTGACTTATCGCAGATCGAGCCGCGTGTGCTGGCATGGTTGTCGGACTATGAGGACTTGCTGAACATCTTCCGTTCAGGCGAGGATGCCTACGCACAGTTCGGCTCACAGATGTTCAACATCCCCGGCATGACCAAGAAGAGCCACCCGGATCTTCGACAGTCGGCCAAGTCGGCGCTGTTGGGTGCAGGGTACGGCCTTGGGTGGGCATCGTTTGCCTCGCAGTTGCTGACCGGCTTTCTGGGTGCACCACCTGTGCGGTACGACATGGAGTTTGCCAAGAAGCTGGGCGTGACCAAGGAGTTCGTCGAGAAGTTCCTGTCGTGGGATGACAACGTCACTAAGCTCGAGGAGATACCCCATACCTGCACCACCAAGGAACTCTTAATACATGCAGCAGCATCCAAGAAGATCATCGACATCTACCGGGCAACCGCCCACCCAGTTGTTTCCTTTTGGGAAATGTGCGGCAACCTGCTGGAGTCGGCACTTTACGGCGGCAAGGAGTTCAGGTATAAATGTCTAATCTTCCGCAAGGGCGAGATTGAACTGCCCAACGGAATGAAGCTGCTGTATCCAGACTTACGCACTGAAAAAGACGAGAAGGGTAGGAGCCAGTATGTATACGGGCCAGACGCTACCAAGTTGTATCCGGGCAAGATCACAAACAACGTAACACAGGGTGTTGCGCGTATCGTCATGACTGATGGAATGCTGCGGGTATCGAAAAGGTACCCTGTGGTTGGATCAGTGCATGATGAAGCGTGGGAGATTGTCCCTGAAGCCGAAGCCGAAGCCGCAACAAAGTGGGTTTGGGAGCAGATGGTTATGGAGCCGAAGTATATGCCCGGTATCCCGTTGAATGCAGAAGTTGGTTATCACAGACGATACGGCCTTGCGAAAGGTTAATAAGGAGAAGCAAATGGATAAAACCAGAAAGAAGAAATTGGAGTTGCCGCGCAAGATCAGGGTGGGCAAGAAGATGTACACCATCGACATACTGGAGACGATGCTGCAAAGCGGAGACATGGCGCGGGTGTACTACGACCGCAACCGTATTGAGGTGGGGAAGAAAAGCCCGGTCACTGGGCGCAAGTATTCCAGAAAAGAAATGAACGATTCGTTCTGGCATGAGTTGGTACACGCCATCCTGTTTGATATGGATGAGCACCGCCTGAACAAGAACGAACGATTCGTCACTGAGTTTGCGCACCGATTATCTGAAGCAATTGACTCTGCGAGGTTTGAATGAATAAGGTCGTCTGGTCGCACAGTGCCTTGAAGGATTACGAGGGCTGTGCCAAGCGGTATCAGGAGGTGAGGGTCTTGAAGAACTACCAGTTCAAAGAGACCGAAGCCACCAAGTACGGCACTGAACTGCACAAGGCTGCTGAAGATTATGTGCGTGACGGTACTCCGATCCCGGAACAGTTTGCGTTTGTCCAGCCCACGCTGGACGCGCTGGTTGCCAAGCCGGGAAGGAAGCTGTGCGAGTACCAGATGGCGCTGACCATTGAACTGAACCCATGCGGCTGGAAGGATAAGGAAGTATGGGTCAGGGGTATTGCAGACTTACTGATTATCGATGACGATAACCTGACCGCTTGGATTGTGGACTACAAGACAGGCAACAACAAATACCCAGACCGAGAGCAGTTAAAGCTCATGGCCATGATGGTGTTTGCGCACTTCCCGCACATTCGCAAAGTGAATGCTGCGCTGCTGTTTGTAGTAAAGAACGATATGGTCAAGATGAGTATGACCGTAGATGAAGCAGCCCCCGCATGGTGGGATTATCGGGAGCGCATCGCTCGTATTGAGCAAGCGCATGCTTCAGGCGTATGGAACCCAAGACCATCGCCGTTATGTCCGTGGTGCCCAGTCACCACATGCCCTAGTCACCCAAGGAGTTAATCATGTTTAATTTTGGATGCAAAGTAGATCACCTAAGCGTTGATTTCAACCACAAGACCGGAGCCTTGCACGTATCAGAAGGAAATATGCCGGACATGATGGGAACCGTACGTTACTTTATGGTGATTGACGAAGACATCAACCGCATCGAAACCTACGTAGACGGTGTACCGGATACGGTCTACCTGTACATCCCTGCGGTCAATAAGTGGCAAGCTTTCCCCCCAACCGTACCCGTCTTTGGAGAAATCAAATGAGCTTACACACGCCAAACGAATTCATGATGAAACCATGTAAGTGCCACGTGTGTTTTAAAGAAGTAACAGAGAAAGAAAACGCTATTGAACACAGCGGGCACGGGCAATCAGTAAGATCAGAAGACCCCGGCATAAAAGAAGGCTACGTCACCATATGGATGCATCCGGAATGTGCCACGATACTAATGCTGCGTTTGGCAAATGATGTAATGCGGATGAACACCAGAGCCTACCCACCACGCGTAGTGGACTCTCTTAAAAATTTAGTTAACCAAAGGAAAGATCATGGCGACACGCAACTACAAGTCCGAGTACAACAATTATCACGCACAACCAGAGCAAATTAAAAACCGTGCCGAGCGTGTCAAAGCTAGGCGCATGATGGAGAAGACCGGCGCTGTTACTAAAGGTGACGGCAAAGATATAGACCACAAGAAACCACTGCGCAGCGGTGGAACCACAACGAAGAGCAACCTGCGGGTGCGCAGCAAGTCAGCCAACAGGAGCGACAACAAATGAAGTTCGAAGAATGGTGGGTGACTATTACGCCGGTTGAACGAAAGGTAATCGGTGCAGGTGTTGGTAAGTTTGTGTGGGACTCAGCCTATAAAGCAGCCAGAGAGGCGCTAGAAAAAGAAGCTAAGGAGAAGCAGGATGCAAATAGTTGATGACAAGGCGTTGCTGTTTCGCACTCGCAACCCAGACAAGTATCGTGTAATTCCGAAACACAAGGTAGTTAATAGGAGCGACGATGGTACAACGGAGATTGCAGTTTATTGGGGACTTGATGAAGCGCGGGTTCTCAAGAACCTTGGCGTCAAAGATGTTCCTTCGCCTATCACTAGGCGGTATAACTGGCCGGGTAAATACACACCGATGGCGCACCAGATTGAAACGGCAGCGTTTCTCACTATGCACAAGAAAGCGTTTGTGTTTTCGGAGCCGGGCACTGGCAAAACTCTTTCGGCACTATGGGCCGCAGACTACCTAATGCAACGCGGCGATGTACGCCGCTGTTTAATTCTCTGCCCGCTCTCGATCATGCAGTCTGCATGGCTCGGTGACTTGAACAACAGCATCATTCATCGCTCTGCGATCATCGCGCACCATGCGCAGGCTAGTCGCCGTATTGAGATGGTGCAGCAGGACTACGAGTTCGTGATCGCCAACTACGATGGCTTGAATCTGATTGCAGACGAGATCATCAACGATGGTCGGTTCGATCTCATCATTGTTGATGAAGCCAACGCATACAAGACCATGACCACCAAACGCTGGAAGGCGTTGAAGTCTATCGTCGGACCCAACACGCACCTGTGGATGATGACGGGTACTCCAGCATCGCAGTCTCCTGCGGATGCGTACGGCTTGGCACGACTGGTCAACCCTGATGGTGTGCCCAAGTTCTTCACAGGCTGGCGCGATAAGGTCATGAACAAAGTCACGCAGTTCAAGTGGGTGCCCAAGATCAGCGCAGCGGAGGACGTTCATGAAGCCTTGCAGCCAGCGATACGCTTTACCAAAGAGCAGTGCCTTGACTTACCACCGGTGCTGACCATGACGCGTGAGGTGCCACTGACACCACAGCAAGCCAAGTACTACAACCTGTTGAAAGAGCGCATGCTGGTGCAGGCAGCGGGTGAGACCATCACGGCTGTGAATGCTGCTGCCGGGGTATCCAAACTATTGCAAATATCATGCGGTGCAGCATACACAGATGACAAGGAAGTCGTTGAGTTCGATGCAGCCCCGCGCCTGTCAGTGCTGGAAGAAATACTGGAGGAGACCAGCAGGAAGGTCATTATCTTCGCGCTGTTTCGTAGCACCATCGACACCATCCACAAACACTTACTCAAGAGAAACATTACTGCCGAGGTCATCCACGGCGACATCACACCGCCTAAACGTGCGGACATCATCAGGCGTTTTCAGAATGAGAAAGACCCGCGAGTACTTGTCATGCAGCCTCAAGCAACTGCACACGGTATCACCCTGACCGCTGCGGATACGGTGGTGTTCTTCGGTCCGTTGATGTCGGTTGAACAATACATCCAGTGCATTGCACGGGCTGACCGCAAGGGGCAGGACTCCGACAAGGTGACAGTTATCCACATCCAAGGTAGCCCAATCGAGAAGCGCATGTTCAAGGCGCTGGAAGGCAAAGTAACAAATAACACCTTGCTAACCCAGATGTTCAACGCCGAAATAAAAACATGAAAGGGGGTTGCAAACGAAATTGGTTTTAGGTAATCTGTCAAACGCTAGACAAAATAATAGGAGAAGCAAATGTCAGAAACTGTCATTCCGCTGGACAAACTCGCCCGAATTTATCGCAAGATAAAGACGGAGATCGATACGCTGACGCAAGAGTACGACACTAAGTTGGAGACACTCAAAGCGCAGCAAGACGAACTTCGTTTCGCAATGAAAGATCAGATGAAGGCGCTCGGCGTCAAGTCTGTCAACACCGACTTCGGTACCGTGTCATTGGTAAACAAAACCCGTTACAACACTCAGGACTGGGACTCGTTCAAGAAGTTCATCATCGAGCACGATGTCGTTGACCTGTTGGAGAAACGGATTGCGCAAACCAACATGGCGCGGTTCCTTGAAGAAAATCCGGCACTCGTACCACCCGGATTAAACGCATACACGGACTTCGAAGTTCGTGTGACTAAACCTACTAAGTGAGAACGCAAATGACCGATCTAACTGTATTCAATCCCGCACAAGTACCCGACTTCGCACGTAATAACGAACTGTCTGAAACCGCACTGGCTCTGACCGGTGGCGGCACTGGTGGTAGCGTCAAACGTATCTCGATCAAGGGCGGTGTGTTCCGTCTGGTGTCGGGTGGTAAAGAGATTGCCGCTATTGAAGACCGTCACCTTGATGTGATTGTCGTCAAGGCTGCACCCAAGGTCAGCCGTATTTTTTACGCTGGCGCTTACGACAAGGATGCTGCCGCTGCCCCGCCTGATTGCTGGTCCAACGATGGCGAAAAACCTGATGCAGGTGCAAGAAACAGACAAGCGCAGACCTGCCTGTCGTGCCCACAGAACCAAGCCGGTTCGGGTCAGGGTAATAGCCGCGCTTGCCGTTATCAGCAGCGTCTGGCAGTGGTGCTGGAGAACAACCCCGGTGGAGATGTCATGCAGTTGACGCTGCCAGCGACATCGGTGTTTGGTAAGGAAGACGGCGACAAGCGCCCACTCCAAGCCTTTGCGCGTCATCTGGCGCTCTCCAACCCGCCGATCAACCCAGAGCAGATCGTCACCCGCATGAAGTTCGATACCAAAGCGGAGTCGCCAAAGCTGTTCTTCTCGCCGGTTCGTTGGTTGACCAATGACGAGTACGCCGTGGTCAAGTCGCAGGCTGACAGCACTGACGCACAACGCGCTGTTGTGATGACTGTGGCTCAGTCGGATGGTGTTAAGGGCGCACCTGCTCTGCCGGGTAAAGCGCCTGTTGCTGCGGTAGAAGAAGATGAAGCCCCAGCACCGAAGGCCAAGACGGCAAAGAAGAAAGCCGAAGTAGCCGACGAGGACTCCGAGCCAGAGGTTCGCAAGGAAGCCGCCAAGCCTTCAGCAGTGCCGGAGAAGAAGTCCAAGCTGGCCGACATCGTGGCTGACTGGGACGACGAGTAAAACAGAGTAGCCCAGCCGGAGGTGGCGCTAATAACACCGGCAGCGGGGGCTGGGTGCTCCTTTCGGAAGTAGTCTTTTTCACACTCAGTGACCCCGCACTTTTAATTACAAGGAGAAGTAAATGCAGAGTATTAAATTAAAACCTAATTGGTTTGAAAACGAACTGCTTTGCCCGGTATGCGGCTACAACAACCTGCATCAGGAAAGCGTTGTGGTGTACGACCGCATCATGCACCCGAACACAGTATTAGTTACTCGCGCTTATGCCGGGAACATACAAGTCAACCCCATGCCTGCAAATGAATCTGGTAACCCCAGCGCAGATCGTAACGCAGTAGCGATTGAGTTCTGGTGTGAACACTGCCACGGTGAATTGACTGGTGCAAACCCTGAGTACATCAACTACTTCCGTCTACAAATCCAACAACACAAAGGTACGACTTATCTGGACTGGGATATTCCCAGTAAATAAATGGCCTACTCTCAAAAAATCATAGATGCCGTCGCCTCAGCACCCAAGACACCGGGCAATCAACTGGGGCGCTGGGCAATCTATCTTGACTTTCCTGTGACCAAGATTGCGTACGTTCTTGGCGTGACTCGGCAGACGGTTTACAACTGGATGATCGGTAAGACCGAAGTGTTTGTCGGCTATCAAAATCGTGTCGAATTACTGCTGAAGATTATGCAGTCATCTAAAACCGCTGATGAAGCATGGAGAAGAATATGCAAGGAATACAACCTCAAAGCCTGACCGACAAAGAACTCCTGAGCGCATCGCTGCTGATGTTTGAACCCGATGTTGGTATGCCCATCGACTTTCAGAAAGAACTTATCAGACGCTTGGCTACGTTTGTTGAAGCGGCACAGATACGCGCAGCCGACTACAAAACGTCACACCCCAACCAACTCCCGTTGTTCGACTAAAACAATAAAGGATACCTATGAACCCGCTTGATTTTATGGCGGCGGTTCTACCACCACCGGGTAACGGGTACTACTGCGCGGTAGAACTGACAACGAAGTACAAAGAGCATGTGTACAAGGAGACGCTGGAAGAGCTTGCTCAGACGGTGGATAACTACACACTTAACGCATACGACAGTTATTTTGCGTTGGGTACTTTTAAGAAAGTCGATGACCGGACTGTACCCAATGTGGAGATGCTCAAATGCATCGCCATCGATGTTGACTGTAATCACCCGCAAGACGTGCCGGATGCAAGCGGCATAATTAAACAGAAGGCATACCCATCCCCCAAGGCTGGGTTCGAAGCCATCATGGCGTTTGCTGATGAAGTCGGGCTGTCAGGTCTGGGCCAGCCTTGGCTCGTCCATTCAGGCGGTGGGGTTCACGCATACTGGCCGCTGACTGAAGCAGTGCCCAAGTCGGAATGGAAGCCGGTGGCCGAGCAGTTCAAGCGCCTGTGCTTCTCCAAGAAGCTGGGTATTGATGCGACTGTCACGGGGGACGCTGCACGTATCTTGCGTATACCCGGCACCACCAACAACGGGGTCAAGAGCGGCAAGAAGGTACGGGGCACGACACAGGTGCGGTTCATGAACGCAGGCGACTTCTTCGACATCGAGGACATCAAGGCGTTGGTGACCAAACATCTGGCCGGTACCCCCTACGAGTCCAAACCCACACCCCCGGCCAACGTGGTCGAGCTTCCCGGTCAGCGCCCAACGCTACCCGCAGAGACAACGGGTACTAGCGTCAAGCTGTTTGAGAACTCGGTGACCAAGTTCCGCAAGATCGTCGAGCGTACCAAGCAGGGCACAGGCTGTGGACAACTCGCACACTACATGGAGAACGCCGATCAGGATGGCATGGAGCCGCTGTGGCGTGGGTTGCTGTCAATCGCCCAGAAGTGCGAGGAGAATGAGAAGGCCGTGATCTGGCTCTCCCAGATGCATCCGTATGACAAAGACCGGATGAACACCAAGCTGCGGGAGATCAAAGGCCCTTACCCCTGCACCAAGTTCGACTCCGAGAATCCCGGCGTGTGTACCTCCTGTACACACTGGGGCAAGATCACCAACCCGCTGGCGCTGGGGCGTGAGTATGCGGTCGAAGTAGACCAAAAAGAAATCGAAGTGCAGGCCGACAACGAGCAGTATGCCCGCAAGGTGCTGCGCCCTGAACCACCCAAGGGTTACGCCTACGGCAAGCAAGGCGGTGTGTTCATCGAGAAAGACGATGAAGATGCCAATGGCAACAAGATCAAGCGTCAGGTCATGCTGATCCCCTACGACCTGTTCCCGGTGGATATCCTGAATGCAAACGGTGAGCACACGGTACACATGCTGGCGATTCGGAACGGCAACGCAAGCCCCATCACCATCCCCCAGAAGTGTGTCGTCAGTAAGGATGAGACCATGAAGCAGTTGGCCAGCCAGAACATTCTGGCGTCGTTCGGCTCAGGTAACGACAAGAACTTGTACGACTACGTCCGGGCCTGCGTGGAGAAGGTCAGCGTTGAGAAGTCCACCGTGAAGGTGCCTGACAGCTACGGCTGGCAGGAGGATGACACGTTCGTCTTTGCCGGGAAGATTTACACGCCCACAGGCCAGATCGAAGTGCCCATGGAAGGGCTGGAGAACATCGTCGCCAACACCAAGCCTACCGGCACCATCGAGCAGTGGCGAGCAGTCATCAACCTGTTCATCCAGAAGAAGATGTGGAAGCACGTGTGCATCATGCTGGCAGGTGCTGGCGCTCCGCTTATGCGCTTCACCGGCATTTACGGCATGACGTTCCACTGCGGCTCAACCAACTCCGGTACAGGTAAGTCGCTGGCGCTGGAAGCTGCGGCTTCGGTCTGGGGTCACCCGGTTCACTACCGTACCAGTAAAGGTACGTCTCCTGTTGCGATGCAGCAACGGCTGGGTCTCTTGCACAGCATCCCCCTGATAACGGACGAGATCACGGCCAAGAACCGGAAAGACTTTGGGTGGTTCTCCGAGTTCGTACTGGACATGACCAACGGGCGCGGCAAGGAGCGCATGGAGTCAGGCGCAAACAAAGAGCGTATGAATCTCTCAACGTGGATGGATACGGCCATCATGTCATCCAACACGTACGTAGTGGACTACTTCACAGGCGCTCAATCACACTCGGCTGAAGGCGAACTGAGGCGCTTGCTTGAGTTTGCAATGAACGATGTACTTACATGGGAACCACATGAGATTGAAGTCATTAAGTCGCTGGCGAATAATTACGCGGTCGCAGGGCACCTCCTCGTTGACTATATGGTCAAGAATCTGGACAAGATTAAAGAGTTGGTTCCGCAAATAGTGCGGCGCATGTACGGCGAGTATCACGCAACCAATGACGAGCGTTTCTGGATGGCGGGTATTGGCGCTGCTGTTGCTGCTTGTATCTTGCTCTCCGATGAGCACTGCGGTGCGGTCAACATCCCTATCCAGCCGGTGTTAAATGAGTTCGGCGTTGCCGTGCGGTACATCCGTAATGCCATCAACACGGGCACACGCTCTGCTGAAGATGTACTGAACTCGTTTACTCAGGAGTACTACGGCAACTTCATCATCGTCAAGTTCAATTCGATTGACGGTGTGCTGGCAGAGCTTGGCAACGGCGGGGCGATTGATGCGTCTACAACCAGAACCAAGATCATGGGACGCATCGAGCATGGCGCAACGGCGGGGTTCACGGACTATTACATCGAGGAGCGGCTGTTAAAAGCGTTCTGCTCTACCATGAGCTTCGGCTATGCTGACTTTAAGAAGTATCTGGAAGAGCAGTTCATGGTGTCGTACATGCCGAAGAAAGACATGACCGCCAAAACCAAAGGACCGCCGATGCGTGTGTCCGTTATGAAGATAAGCCGACGCTCGGATGAAGAAGACTTTGCAAGTAACGTACCCTTGGTCGCAGCTTAAACGAGGGCAGGGGTTCTTTGTCCCTTGCTTAGATACGGAGACCGTCTTGATGGACGGTCTCCGCAAGGCTTTAGCGCAGCGTATTCTCTACCCCAAGGCCAGCGTCGGGGTGAAGAACGGCCTTATCGGGGTCTGGTTTCACCGGTAAAAGACAAGAACTCACGGGCAATCTCGACTTGCTGATCGTCTATATCTTTGAGCATTTCGTCCTTCTCTGCCCTTGTGAAATCAGCAGCAATCACATTGCGGCGCATAGTGGCTAGTTTGCCAAGCTGTTCTCTAACCCGCCCAGAGAAGTTGGCGCTTGCCAGTTTATTCTCGTACTTGTCCAGCAACGCATCGGCTTCCTTATCCTTGCCTTCTTCAAGCAAGCGTTTGTAGCTGCCCTGAACCTGCTGAATCTCAAGGATGCGCTCATATGCAGCATCAAGCGTGCCCCTGCCTTCAACCGGCTGGAACAACCCACCGATGAACGGCAGCTTGCTGGTCTTCATGGTCGGCTTCTCAACCGCGCTGGCTTCCGTGTTCAGGATAGGATTAGCCAGTGAGGCAATCGCCACACCCAGACCCCCGGTGTACCCACGGATCAGGTAATCAATCTTGATCGGAGTCAAACCAAAATCACCGGTTACGCTGCCCAACATCTTGGCAATCTCTGTCGTGCTGTCACGATAGCGCTCACCCGGCATCATGGTAGTCAGTTCTCGTTTGGACTCAATGTCCCCGCCAAAAAA